CGATTAAGTCAAAAGTGGTCAAGCAGATGAAAGACTTGGGCACTTATCGTAAAGAATTTGAAATGATCATTGACATCTTTGCAGGTATGCTCTATCAGTATCATAAACTTGCTCAAGATTATGCTGACATGGGTTATCCAGTAACAGACACCTACGTCAATAAGGCTGGTGCTGAAAATGAGCGCAAAGTTCCAATCTTGACAGCGATGGAAATTTTGAGGAAAGACATCCTCAGCTACTCTAATCAGTTGATGATGAATCCTAAGTCGCTCGGTGAGGTAGTAGAACAAGAGGGTGAGTCAGTTCTTACTGAGGTTCTGAAGTTTAAGAACGAAATCAAGAAGAAGCGAGTGACTGGCAATGGGTAATCTTGATAAAGCGAAAGAATACGCTCAACACGTCTTAACTCATCAAGAAGAACATTGCGAGGAGAACATTCTTGCTGCCGAACGTTTTTTCCGTGATTTAGAAAATCCTGCTTTTGAGATGGATGAGGATATGGTGGATTTTGTTATTCACTTTATCGAGAACGTGATAGTTCATCAGCAGGGCGATGATATGTTTGCTGTTTCTATCCGTAACAAGCCATTACTTTTGCAACCCTGGCAACATTTCGTTGTGGTTAATCTGTTTGGGTTTTACTATAAGGGAACGAATGAGCGCAGGTTCAAAGAAGCGCTTATTATGCTTGCTCGGAAGAATGGCAAGACTTCGTTTACTGCTGCAATCGCACTTGCTTATCAAATATTAGACACGGATAGCGGTTCAAAATGCTATATCGTTGCTAACTCAGTCAAGCAAGCGATGGAAGCTTTTGGTTTTTTAAGGTTCAACGTTGAACGATGGAATGATAAGAACATTCGTATCAAGGATAATAACCAGGAACACTCTATTACTGCTAACTTTGGTGATGAAGGTTCTTTCTTTATCCAGGCACTGGCTAACGATGAGAGTCGATTGGACTCTCTGAATGGGAACGTTATCATCTTGGATGAAGCTCATACTATGCGAAACAGTAAGAAGCATGGTCTTATGAAAAAAACAATGTCAGCATACCGTAACAGTATGCTTTTTGTTATCTCTACGGCTGGGGATATTCCTACTGGCTTCCTTGCTAACCGTCTGAAATACTGTCAAAAGGTGCTCAAGCAATTAGTCTCTGATGATTCATTTTTCATCTTCATCTGCAAGGCTAATCAATCTGCTGATGGTGATGTAGTGGACTATCTGGACGAGAACATCCTCAAGATGGCTAATCCGTCATGGGGTGTCACGGTTTCGCTCAAGGCTCTCAAGGAAGAAGCAGAGCAGGCTATGAATGATCCTCAGACAAGAAATGAGTTTTTCAATAAGACGTTAAATATCTTTACAAACTCTATGAATGCTTATTTCAATCCTGACGAGTTTATCGCGTCGGATAGTTGCTACGATTGGAGTTTAGAAGAGCTGGCACGCTTGCCGATTCGTTGGTATGGTGGTGCGGATTTGTCAAGATTACATGACTTAACAGCAGCTGCTCTCTACGGTGTCTATAATGATGGTGAGAAAGATGTTGATATCTGTATCACACATGCTTTCTTTCCTCGGATTAATGCTCAAAAGAAGGCTAACGATGATGGGATTCCACTTTTTGGGTGGCAATCCGATGGTTGGTTGACGATGAGTAACACTCCAACAGTACTTTATGACGATATCGTCAAATGGTTCATCAGTATGCGTGAGCGTGGATTTAAAATCCAAGCTGTGGGAATGGATAGGAAGTTTGGTCGCGAGTTTTTGGCTAAGATGAAAAAGGCTAAGTTCAAGATGATTGACCAGCCTCAGTTATTCTATCTGAAATCTGAGGGGTTCAGACGGATTGAGTTCAAAGTCAAGAACAAAGAATTTTACTATCTTCATTCTGACGCTTATGAATACTGTGTGAGCAATGTTAGAGCAATTGAAAAGGTGGATGATGCTGTGCAATATGAAAAATTAGATGGAGACGGTGGTACTGCAAGGATTGACTTGTTTGATGCCAGCGTCTTTGCTTGTATACAGGCTCTTGCTAATCTCGGTAAGGGTGGCAAGAGTTTCTTTGGATAGAAAGGAGGTGAGGAAACATGGGTATTTTTGAAAAGATTTGGAAACGAAACAAACCAAGTAAACCAATCAACATGCTGAGTCATTCAGATTTAGGATTGTCAAACTTGATGGATTCTTATGTACCTTTGGCCAGAAATCCAGACGTTGTGACAGCAGTTAATAAGATTGCTGACTTGGTCTCTAATATGACCATCCATCTGATGGAAAACACGGATAAAGGTGATATCAGAATTCGTGACGGACTTGCTAGAAAGATTGACATCAATCCGTGCGAACACATGACAAGGAAGTCATGGATTTTTAAGATTGTGCGCGATTTACTTTTGTATGGCGATGGAAATTCTGTTCTACATGTGGAATATGATCCTGTTACGGATTATATTTCCAATCTAAGACCATTTCCGATGAGAGAGGTTTCATTCCAAACAGATAAGAATTCCTATGTGATCTCATTTAGGGGTGAAGAGTATTCCCCTGATGAAGTAGTCCACTTCGTCATCAATCCAGATCCAGATATTCCATACATTGGAACTGGTTTTAGGGTGACGTTGACAGATGTGGTTCAAAGTTTAAACATGGCTACCAAGACTAAAAAAAGCTTTATGAACGGTAGGAACATACCTAGCTTGATAGTTAAAGTTGATTCTTCAAGTGTAGAGTTAGAATCAGAAGAGGGTCGAGACAGAATTGCTGAAAAATATTTAAAAACTAGTAAAATTGGTGCCCCTTGGTTTATTCCAGAAGAATTGCTGGATGTCCAACAGGTAAAACCGCTTAGTCTAACGGATATCGCTTTAAATGAGTCTGTCGAATTAGATAAAAGAACAGTTGCAGGGCTATTAGGAGTACCTGCTTTTATTTTGGGAGTAGGAGAGTTCAATAAGATAGAGTATAACAATTTTGTAAATACGACTGTCATGAGTATCGCTACCACTATTACTCAAACACTAACCAGAGACTTACTTTTGTCTAGCAATCGTTACTTCAAGCTAAATCCTCGCTCACTCTTCTCTTACAACATTACAGAGTTGTCTGCTGTTGCTCAACAAATGACAAACAGTACTGCGATGCGTCGTAATGAGTGGAGAGATTGGCTTGGTATGGCTCCTGATTCTGAGATGGAAGAGTTGATTGTCCTTGAGAACTATATCCCTCAAGAGAAACTAGGAGATCAAAACAAACTGAAAGGAGGTGAGGAAGAGAATGCAGAAACGGAATAGTTATCGTGCCACTCAATTTCAAACGAGAGAAGACGACTCTGGTGATTTGATTTTGAGTGGCTACTTTATCAAGTTTGACGAGGAGACGGAATTGTGGCCAGGCTACTGTGAAGTTATCAAGCGTGCAGGAGTTGAGAAGGCTATCAAAGACGCTGATATCAGAGCTTTATTTAACCATGATGATAGTCTTGTTCTTGGTCGAACAGGTAACGGAACTCTGACGCTTGGTGTTGATGATGTTGGTCTTTTTGGGGACATCATCATTAACAAGGATGACCCTCAAGCTGTTGGAGCCTATGCCCGTGTCAAGCGTGGAGATGTTATCGGATGTAGCTTTGGCTTTATTCCGATAAAAATTGAAACAGAGGAACGTGAAGATGGTTCGTATCTGGATACTGTCTTAGAACTAGAAATCTTTGAAGTTAGTCCATGTACTTTCCCAGCATATCCACAAACGGAAATTGCTGCACGGCAAAAAGACTTTGAAAGTCAGAGTCGTGCTAATCGTGAAGCGCTAGATAAGCGAAAGAAAGAAATTAAGGAGAAATTTAAGCTATGAACAAGGCATTAATCTTTGGTGCTCGTATGCGAGCAAAAGCAACTAAGGTAGTTGAGTTGGAAGAAACTATCGAAGAATTAAATAAACGCTCAGTTGTCGAACTAGAGAAGTTGGACCGTGCTGAAACCGATGAAGAAGTTTCAGCAGTTGAAAAGACTGTAGATGATCTTCAAAAGGAAATTGAAGAAAAAGAAGCTGAAAAAGCGCAACTAGAAAAAGAAATCGATGAGTTGGAAAAACAAATCGAAGAGCAAAATCGAAAAGCACCAACACCAGGTAAAACTGAGAAACGAGGAGGAAAAACATTGGAACAACGTGAAGCATTTAACCACTACCTTCGAACAAAAGAAGTGCGTGCTGATGGTCTCAAATCTGCTGAAGGAGAAGCAATCATCCCTGTTGAATTGATGACGCCTAAAGAAGCGAAACAAGACAAGACAGATTTGACTTCATTGGTTAACATCGTTAATGTCAAGAATGCAAGTGGTAAATGGGCAGTTGTTAAATTGACTGACCAAACAATGAACACTGTTGAAGAGTTGGAAGAAAACCCTGAGTTGGCTAAACCTACTTTTACAAAAGTGAACTATGAAATCAAGACACGTCGTGGACATTTGCCAGTATCTCAAGAATTGATTGATGATGCTGACTACGATGTGATGGGATTGGTTGCTAAACAAGCTAAGAACCAAGAACGTATCACTAAGAATAAAGAAATTGCTAAGGTTCTTAAGACAGCTACAGCTAAAAGCGCAGCTGGTTTGGACGGCTTGAAAGATATTCTCAATGTGGAATTGAAACCGTACTACGATGCAACTATTGTATGTACCCAATCTATGTTTGCCGCCCTTGATAAAATCAAGGACAAGGACGGTCGCTACATGCTTCAAACAGATATCACATCTCCAACTGGCTACAAGTTCGCTGGTCGTGTAATCGATGTTTACCCTGATGACATCATTGGGGATGCCAAAGGTGAAATGAAAGCATTTATCGGTGACGTTGGAGAGTTTGCGACATTGTTTGACCGTGCGCAGACAACTGTCAAATGGCAAGATGATAAAATCTACGGTCAATACTTAGGAACTGCAAACCGTTTCGATGTTAAGAAAGTGGATGAGGCAGCAGGCTTCTATGTAACTTACACTGACGCTGCAGGGTAAGGAGGTAGCTGATGGCTTATCAAGTAATCCGTCCTTTTAAGGATTTGAGAGACCCTCAACAATATGAATATCAAATCGGGGATATTTATCCCCGAAAAGGATATAGGAGCAATAAGACCTTCATTCAAGAGTTGTTAGATGGGTCAAATAGCGCAGGATCTATTTTCTTGACTAAAATCGATGATGACGATATTTCCGAAGGAGAAGCAGAACCTCAAGAACCCGAAGAGGAAGATGAGGAGTAGTTATGGACAATGCTCAATTACTAGAATTACTAAAACTAAAATTGGGTATAGCAACAAAGCTACGTGATAAGCCTTTGGAGAAAATCATCGAAGCTGTCATAACTGAACTGGAAGATAATTTGGGAGTTTCGCTTGAATCAGAAAATGCTGAACACCAAATGTTTGTAGTTGATTTTGCAGCCTTTCGCTATGAAGGTGGTGTGGATATGCCGCGCCACCTTTTATGGCGCTTGCATAATTTGAAATTGAGGTAAGTCATGGCATGGAACAATGAGATTACATTGATCTCAAGGGTTAAAACAGGATTAGATAAATTGCACCAACCTCTATTTGAGGAAAAGCGGTTGACTATTTTGTGTCGCAAGCGTTCCATTACTCGTTCTGAATTTTATCAGGCTAGCCAGGTTGGACTTAGACCAAGCCTTATCCTTGATATTCATAGTTTTGAGTATAACAACGAGGAAGAAGCGGAATTTAACGGGAAACGGTATCGTATTCTCAAAACATTTCCGATTGGTTTAGAAATTCTGGAGCTGACCTTGATGGAGGAATTGCCATGAGTGTAACAGGTGACTTATCAGCAGAAATCGCTAAAGCACTGAGTGAGTATTCTAGTGAGTTAGAAGATGAGATTGACGCTATCGCACAAGAGTTAGGTGATGAAGCTGTTGCGACTTTGAAAGCGACAAGCCCAAAGAATAAAGGGAAGTATGGGAGAGGATGGCGCCTCAAGAAAAACGCCAAAGGCTCATACGTAATCCATAATGCTACAGGCTATCAATTGACACACCTACTTGAAAATGGCCATGTTTTAAGGAATGGTGGTCGCAGTCGTGCTATCCCTCATATCCAACCTGTAGAAGAAAAGCTAATCAATTCCTTTGAACGGAAAGTGAAGGAGGCTATTCAAAAATGAAATTATCTGATCTTGTAGATATTCTAAGTAAAACCAATCTACCTATAGCCTATCGTGCGTTTGAAACTGGACACGTTCCTCAAACACCTTACCTTATCTACTTTGAATCACATCCAGATATCAAGAGAGCAGATGATGAACAGGAATACCAGATTAAATCTGTGACTGTAGAGCTTATCTTTGGACGTAAAGACGAAGATTTGGAAGAGACCTTGGAAGAGTTATTGTCTAAACATCAACTTGTTTTTGAGGTATCAGAAGAAAGCTATATCCCAACAGAAAGGCTATCTGTCAAGCCTTACACTGTTTATTTGTACTAAGGAGAAGAAGATGACAAAAACAGAAAATAAAGTAACCTTTGGATTGAAAAACGTGCATATCGCACCAATCGAAACTATCAACGGGGACACAAATGTCATTAGCTACGGGAAAATTTTCCGTTTCCCTGGCGCGATGAATTTGGAGTTAGAACCAAAAGGAGAATCGAAAGCAATTCCAGCCGACGATGTGGATTACCACTTCATGAACTCAAATGAAGGGTATGAAGGAAAATTGAAAGTACCGCATATCACGGAAGAATTTGCGACAAAAATCCTAGGAGAACTCAAGGATGATCAAACAGGAGTATTGACTGAAAAAGGCGATGCTTCAACTAAACCGTTTGCTATTATGTTTGAATTTTCAGGAGATCAAAACAAGACTCGCTACGTTCTCTACTACTGCTCTGCTAGTCGTCCATCGAACGGCTCTGCTACTAAGAGCGGAACAACTGTCAATGAGCGTGAACTTAGCTTCAAAGCTTCACCACGTCCGCTTGATAGCGTAGTGAAACGTTCGATTACGTCTGCAGACAAGAAAGAAGTGTATGACGCTTGGTTTACTAGCGTTTACGAACCAACATCTCTAGGATAAGGAGTAAAGAATGCGGCGAAGTATTAAAATCAGCAATAAGCGTTATGAGCTTGCATCAAATGCCCTTACTCCAGTCACTTACAAGAACGAGTTTGGGCAGGATTTTTTCAAAGAACTTTTTAAGATTTCGAAAAATAAGCAATTGGCAGCTCAATTGAAGCAATTAGAAAAAGGTAATGATTTGGTAGCGAAAAGCGTCGATTTCTCTCTTTTAGAAGATTTTGATATTACCTTTTTCTATCGTCTATTTTGGGTATTCGCTAAATATGGCAATCCAAAAATTAAACCGTTTGATGATTTCTTCATGGAGATAGAAGAATTTCCTCTTGACGAAGTTTGTCCGCTAATGATGGAAATGTTAAACGCGGTATTGCAAACAAAAAAGAAACAGATACATCAGAAACAGCAAGCGAAGAAGCATTCACGGTAGAATCCTATCTATCTTGCTGCAAGGAAACTGGCTTATCTATCGATGATCTCAAGCACATTTCTATTGGAATGGCTTTAGATTATCAGACAGATTATGTCAATTTGCGTAGCGAAAACAAAACGGGTAGTCGAAAGGCTACCCAAGCTGATTTTGATGCATTTTAGAGAAAAAGTGAGTGCTGAGAGAGCGATTGTGAGGACAAGTTCCTCTAGTTGGCTAGTGTTCTGGTCATAGAAAACCTCTCAGCGCTCCTTATTTTTTAAGGAAAGGAGGAAATATGGCAGGAAATATCAAAGGGATAAAAATTGAAATCGATGGCGATACCCAGCCCTTACAAAAAGCGTTAAAAGGTGTCAATCAAGAGTCTGCCAACGCAACAAAAGAGCTGAAACAAATTGATAATGCTTTAAAGTTTGATACTGGGAATGTTACCTTACTAACCCAAAAACAAGAAGTCTTACAGAAGCAAGTTGGAACCACTCGGGAAAAGTTAGAAACCTTAAGACAAGCTCAATCTCAAGTTGAGGAGCAGTTTAAAAAAGGAGATATTGGCGCAGATCAGTATCGCGCTTTCCAGCGTGAAGTAGAAGTGACTCAAAATGTCCTAAAAGGATACGAGGGAAAACTAGCTAGTGTCAATCAGGCTCTTGAGGGTAATGGGAATGCAACAAAGAATAACCAAACCCAACTGAAAGAATTGCAGAATGAGCAAAAACTACTTGCCAGCGAATCTGAAAAAGTCGTTAGTTCGTTTAAGCTACAAGAAAGCCAGATGGGTGCCAACGCTAGTGAAGCTGACAAGTTGGCATTGGCTGAAAAGAAGATTGGTGCACAGTCCGAAATTGTCGCTCGTCAAATTGAAAACCTTGAAAAGCAGTTGAGTCTAACTAAAGAACAGTATGGCGAAAACTCAGCTGAAGCTAACAAGATGGAAGCGGAGCTGAACCAAGCTAAGACTGCTTACGCCAATCTTGGTCAGGAAATGGAAAAGCTAGCCAGCAGTGGGAAACAAGCTGGAGATAGTCTCGGCGAGACTAACAATCTTTTGAAAGCTGAACTACTAAACCAATTTTCTGAAAAGCTATCTGAGATTAGTCAAAAACTAGTTGACTTTGGGAAAAGTGCTCTGGAAGCCTTTCGTCAAGTAGACGAAGGGATGGATATTATTGTTACCAAAACAGGTGCTGGTGGAGAAGCTCTGCAAGGTATGCAGGATGTTGCGAACGAAATCGCTACATCATTACCAACAGATTTCTCAACAGTAGGTAATGCGGTTGGAGAAGTTAACACTCAATTTCAACTAACAGGCGAAGCGCTCAAGGGTGCCTCAGAGGATATTATCAAATTCTCGGAAATTAACGGTTCTGATGTCACAAATTCGACTATTCAGTCGAAACAGGCATTAGAAGCGTACGGAATGACTGTTGATGATTTATCGAAAGTCCTAGATTCAACTACGTTCGTCGCTCAGGCTACGGGTGTTTCAGTTGATGACTTGATGAAAAAAGCAACAGATGGCGCTCCTCAAATCAAGTTGTTAGGACTTAGTTTTGAAGAAGCTGTTACACTCGTTGGTCAGTTAGAGCAACATGGTGTTGATTCATCTGCTGCTTTATCAGGCTTGACGAAAGCGGCAGGAGTGTATGCTAAACAAGGTAAGAGCATGAACGAGGGCCTTAAAGAAACAATAGACTCCATCAAAAATAGCCAGAGCGAGACAGAAGCGTTAAGTATTGCTATGGAGATTTTTGGGGCTAAAAAAGCGCCACAAATGGTTGATGCTATCAAACGTGGAGCGTTAAGTTTTGAAGATTTAGGGAAAACAGCTCAAGAATCTGCTGGTTTAGTTTCAAACACCTATGAAGCTACCTTGGACCCAATCGACAAATTTCAGACGGCTCAAAATTCAGTTACTTTGGCCATGTCTGAAGTTGGTGCTGCAATTGCTGAAGTACTAGCGCCAGTATTTGAAATGCTGGGGAATATTGTCAAGCAAGTAGCTGAATGGTTCAGCGGATTACCTGGTCCGATTAAAGAATTTGTTGTCATTCTAGGGACAGTTGTTACTGTTGTTGGTATCTTAGCCCCGATATTCCTAACCTTACAAGCAGCTGCTACAGCTCTTGGAGTTTCTATAGGCGCTATGGTAACTGCAGCGTTACCAATCATTGCTACAGCTGCTGCAATAGCGGCCGCAGTGGCAGCGGTCGTTGTCATTTTGAAATACTTATGGGAAACGAATGAAGGATTCCGCAACGCTGTAACAGCTGTATGGGAGGCTATTTCATCTGTCATCAATACTGTTGTAGGTGAAATTTCAAACTTCATCATGAGTATTTTTGGAACGGTTGTAACTTGGTGGACTGAAAACCAAGAGCTAATCCGTTCTATTACGGACGCAGTCTGGACTGGCATTTCCGCTATCATCAGTGCTGCTATGACGGTTTTAGGTCCTCTTATAGAGGGAGGATGGAACACCATTCAGATTATCACTTCTACAGTTTGGGAAGTGATTAAAACGGTAGTTGAGACAGCTATTAACGTTGTTTTGGGTATTATCAAGACAGTGATGCAGATCCTTACTGGTGACTGGTCGGGCGCTTGGGAAACCATTAAGAGCGTCGGAGAAACAATCTGGAATGGGATTGCAAGTATCATTGGGACTATCTTTAATGGCATAGCGCAGGTATTGTCTAACATCTGGAACACTATCTCAACGGTTGCTTCAACCGTCTGGGAAGGTATTAAAACAACACTTACAGGAATATTTGACGGTATTTCAAGCTCGGTCTCAAGTGTCTTTAATGGTATTAAAGATACACTTAGTAATATTTGGGATAGCATTCAATCAACCGCAAGCAGTGTCTGGAATGGCGTTAAAGATACAATTGGCAATGCTATTAACGGAGCTAGGGATTTAGTTGGTAGTGCAATTGAAGCTATTAAGGGATTCTTTAACTTTGAATTTAGATGGCCTCATATTCCTGTACCACATTTTCGCATTACTGGATCTACCAATCCGTTTGACTGGTTGAGCGGAGGATTGCCAAGTATTGATGTAAAATGGTTTGCCAAGGGTGGTATCTTGACCAAGCCGACTGTTTTCGGTTCAAACGGAAATAGTTTGATGGCTGGTGGAGAGGCTGGAAATGAAGCTGTCTTACCACTAAACGAAAGAACCTTAGGAGCTATCGGCCGTGGAATTGCCCAAACAATGGGAGGTCTGTCTCCTGTTATCAATGTCAGCATTAGCGGAAACAGCATCAGTGAAGAGATGGATATCAATCGCATTGCTGACATTGTCGCTCAAAAGATTGCGGATGAACTGCAACGGCAAACACAACTTAGAGGAGGAATTGCATGATCAAACATAATGAATTGGTGATTGACGGTGTAGCAACCTCCTCTTTTCCTTTTGATGTGATTGTAGAAGAAGCGCCAGCCATCGTGATTGCCAATAGTAAGACAAAATTATGGGAGCACGATGGGATTAGTGGCGCCATCCTACAAACCAATCATCATAGAGGGATGGTTGAGAAATCCTACACACTTCACTTAGTCAAACCAAAGGAAGAGGACTTGAACCGTTTCTTGGCTCTCTTTGCTAGGGAAAACTTTTGGCTTGAAAGCGAACGTGTCAAAACAACCAAGATGTGGTGTTACAAGGTAAAGATTTCTGAGACTGTTAGAAATCGTGCAGGGTACTATGCGCTTAAAATCACATTTGAGTGTCATCCTACAAAATTTTTCAAAGTCACGGACAATCAAACCTTTTCAAGAAGTGGAACTTTAAGAACCAAAGGCTCTGCTTTGGCTTTTCCGACAATTACCTTGACTGGTCAGAGTACGACTGAGGTTAGTTTCACAGTAGATAGGCAGGTCATTCGCTTAGAAAGACTTTCTGGAAGAGCCATCATGATAAATAACCCTAACAATCCTAGTTTCTTGGACGGAACAGGTTCCAGAATTAAGTGGACAGGGGATTTTATTACGATTGACCCAATCAAGAAACAAGATGTCGGGATTGTCTTAGGCGCTGGTATCAGTTCCATGACGATTGAGACTGTTTGGGGGTGGGCATAATGCTATATTTGCTTGAAAGTGATACTCGTAACGTTAAATGGAACGGTATTCCACTGCATGAAGCGACTTCAGCAATCATAAAAGAACAAATGAACGGGGATTTCATCCTTACTGTTCGCTACCCTATCACGGACTCTGAGATTTATCAGCTTTTCCGTGAAGATATGTTGATAAAGGCACCAGCTCCTGTGATTGGTCCGCAGTTGTTCCGTATCAAGAAGCCAGTAGAGAATGATGATCATTTAGAAATCACTGCTTATCATATCACTGATGATGTCATGCAGCGGTCTATCAATCCTCTGTCTGTCAACAAGCAGAGTTGTTGGCAGGCTCTTTCTCAATTGGTACAAGTTGCTAAGTCTCCTATCAATGATTTTTCATTTACCAGTGATATCACGGACAGGCGGACCATCAACACGAAAGAAGTAGAAACACTCTACAGCGTGTTAATGGATGGCGCTCACTCAATCGTGGGAACATGGGAAGGAGAGTTGGTTCGGGATAATTTCTCTATCTCAATCAAGCGAAACCGAGGAGAGGACAGAGGTGTTATCATCTCTACCCACAAAAATCTTAAATCTTATCAACGAACCAAAAACTCACAAAATGTTGTTACTCGAATTCACGCTAAATCTACATTTAAGGCAGAGGGCGCGAAGGAAGATACAACGATTGCTATAACAGTTGATAGTCCCTTAATTGGTGCCTACCCTTACATCAACGAAAGAAGTTATACAAATAATAACATTCAGACCGTTGAGGAGTTGACAAAGTGGGCTAGCGCTAAATTTACTAACGAACACATAGATAAGGCTACAGATGCCATCAAGATTGAAGCCTATGAACTTGATGGGCAAACTGTCCATCTGGGAGATACAGTCAACCTGAAAAGTTATAAGCACAATGTGGACGTTTATAAGAAAGCAATTGCCTATGAGTATGACTGTTTGGCCAACAATGGACAGGGAGCTTATCTAACCATTACCTTTGATGACAAAGTGAAGTCAGGGGGAAATGGTGGCGGTGTTTCAGCAGTAGCCAACGCAATCTTGGACAAGCAAGAAACACAATTTGACATTATGCTGGAGCGTGCGCTAGCCAACGCTGACCGTGCTTTTGATACTGAGTTTGCCAAACGTGAGAAAGCTATCACTGACGGTATCGAACTTGCCAAGTCCAAGGCAGAAGAAGTCAAGCAAGAACTGTCTGACACTATCAATCAGCGCTTTAATAACTTTGACAATGGACCATTGAAAGAAGCCAAGCGCAAAGCCGAGGAAGCCTTGCGAAATGCTGGCGCAAGTAGCTTGCTTGCTCAGGAAGCTAAGCGGATTGGGTTGGATTCTGTTGCTAAACTTGAAGCGTTTAAGTCACAGACTACGAGCGCTCAGACGGCCTTGTCAGGTGATTTGGATGCTCTGAAAAGGACCATTACGAACGATATTCGACCGAAACAGGCGCAGGCTGAAGCTGAGATTGCCAAGCAGGTTGAAGCACTTAACAAGACCAAAACCGAACTTGCGGGCGTCAAATCATCTCAGTCAACGTTTGAGCAGAGCACGACTCGCAGACTGTCAGAACTGACCAATTTGGCCAATGGTAAAGCCAGCAAGTCAGAACTCACACAGACAGCCGAGGAGCTGGCTAGTAAGCTAGTTAGTGTGCAGGTTGGGGGGCGGAATTATATCCGAGGAACAAGACGCATGGCTCTAGCCAGCGGATTGTGGACATCAGGGACCTTTAGGCCATCAGGAGCTGGAACAGCAAAGACTATTGATGTACCAAATAGTCCAGCGACTGGATTTGATAAAGCAATACGATTGACCTCAAGTAACGCTAGAGACCAAATCGGCATTGCTCAGGACAGGTTTGAAATAATGCCAGGAACTTATACTATTTCTGTTTGGGTGAAAGGTTCAGTTGGGCAAAGAGTTAAGTTGCAAACTTACTGGGAGCCTGACGATGCAACAGGTATAAGTTCATATTTTATCTTGAAAGATGATAAATGGACATATTTGACATTTTCAAGCGAGCGAAAAAAAGCTGGAACCGTATCAATTGGCTATGTATATCTCGTAAATGCTGATGCGGGAGAATACTTAGATGTTCTTGCGCCCCAGTTGGAAAACGGGAGTTTAGCGACAAGTCCGAAAGAAGCTCCAGAAGATACAGACGGCCAAATCTCAGCCGTCGAATCCAACTTCAGACAGCGCGCTGACTCGCTAGATGCTAGTGTGAGAAGTCTGACTGAAGGACTCAGAACCAAGGCGGATATCAGCGAACTCAACGTGACTGCTGAAAATATTAGGCAGTCGGTGAAGAAGCTTGAGACAGACACGCAGAACAAGCTAAATCAGAAGTTGAGTCAGGCTGAATTTGAAGTTCAAGCTGGCTCGATTCGTCAGGAAATACTGAACGCAACTAAGGATAAAGCAGATAAGACCTTGGTTGTGGCTGAAGCTGGGAAATTGCGAGAAGAATTTTCAAACTTGAGAGTCGGTGGTAGAAACTATTATCGAGATTCTGAGAAGATTCGAACAAGTAAGCGTTTCTTCTCGTTCCCTCTACATCCATACCTTACTCAAGAAAATGTAGGTGAAACATGGACTTTATCGTTTGATTTAAAAATCAATGAAGGTGGCGAGATTCGTCCTCTACTTTTCTATCACTATCAAACGAATCGCTTTGGTCTGAAAGCTAGGGCAAATATTACTCCAAGCAAAGAATGGCAACGTTTCACGTTCACAGGTCCAGTTATCTTTTCGAACGACGACCCTCGTTATTCGAGGGGAGAAATGGCTTTATACGATTACGCTGGAAACAATAACTATTCTGTGCGTAGGATTAAATTTGAAAAAGGCACTCTAGCAACAGACTGGAGCCCAGCAATCGAAGACACTGATGGTCTCATCACAGAAGCTAAGGCTACCTTTGAGCGGACGGCTCAGGGTTTGCGAACCGACTTATCAGCTATTCAGGAATATGTCAATAAAGATGGTCAGCGACAGGAAGCTCTACAGCGTTACACTCGCGAAGAGAGTGCTAAACAAGCGACAGCAGTCCGTGAGCTGGTCAATCGTGATTTTGTCGGTAAATCAACCTATCAGGAAGATGTGAGAGGTCTTGAGCGTAGGTTTGAAGCGATTACCAACCCACAAAATGGATCAATTGCCACTCAGATTGCCAACTACAAAACAGCAGTAGATGGCAGGTTCGCAGATATATCATCTCTACTTTCTGGGAAGGCGAATCAATCCGATTTCCAGCGTGTGAAGGAAACCAGTCAGCTATATGAGCGTATTCTGGGCAATACTGAAAATGGAATTGCAGATAAGGTTGCTCGTATGGCTATGACCAATCAGCTGTTCCAGGTTGAAGTTGCGAAGGCTACAAAAGGTGGCCGGAATTATATCAGAAATGGTCAATTTAAGAACGGTTCAAAAAACTGGCTTGAATTTCAATCTGTTAATTTTGGTTTGAATTTCAATTACCAGCATTCTTTAGCTAATCGAAATCGTCCAGGGCTACACTTTTATCACGATTCTCAAGATGTTGCTTATTATTTTGGGATTCAGCAATCTTTTGCATTTGATGGTGTTCGAGGTGAGAAAGTGAGTGTATCTCTTCTTGTTTCAAAAGATGGCGGTGCTAATAGTAATTTAAAAATCGGCTTGCACTATATCAAAAACAAGAATATCGCTGGGCAAGAGTGGCAAAGCATCCCGAGTTCGCAAATAACATCGAAGTATAAGCGTTTCACATTTACGTTTACTTTATCGGACGATGTCGAGAATCTGAACTTGATGCTTTACGGAGAAAAAGGGAAGATCATCAATCTCTATGTGACAGATGTTCAATTCGAAAGAGGTTCTGTCGCGACGGACTACAAAGAAGCTCCCGAAGACACAGAGGAAGCTATTCGCACGGTTCAAAGTCAACTTGCTGGTTCATGGTCTGTTCAGAACATCAACAGTGCAGGAGATATCATTTCAGGAATCAACCTAGGCGCTACCGGTCACAACCGTATTACTGGTAAGTTGACTCATATCACTGGTGATACTTTGATTGATAATGCTGTTATCAAGTCAGCTATGATTGATAAATTGAAAACGGCCAATTTTGAAGCTGGTTCGGTCACGACTACGATATTAGACGCTGAAGCGGTCACGGCTGATAAAGTGAAATTTGATGATGCGTTTATTAGGAAAATGATTGCAAATGAAGCATTTATTGACAAACTGACATCTAAGCGAATTTTTGCGACAAAAGTCGAGTCAGTTATTACTAGCTCAACTGTTTTAGAGGGTTATAAAGGTTGGATTGGTGGATTCCAGCTCGGAACGCATGATTCAGGTTACGGACGTTGGATAACTGGTCGCAATCACTTCTCGGTTGGAATGGGAAATGGCGAAGGTGGTGATGGCCGTACTGCACTATGGGTTAACTGGGGAAATAATTGGAGCGAACCTGGATACTATGCATGGTTCGTGAAAAATAATGGCAAGATGTATTGTTATAATACGGCTGAATTTTGGAAAACACCAATTATTAACGGCGACCTGAAAGTTACAGGAAGAATTCGTTATGATGGTGGTGTTTGGATTTATTCTGGTGAATACGAGAAGATTGGACGAAGCAGTAAAGATTATTTTTATCTGGAAAAAGCCAGTGGTGCCAGAGATTGGTTCCCAGCTTGGAACGATACTTCTGACCGCAGACTGAAATCAAACATTCAAGAGAGTAGTGTTTCAGGGGTTGATGTTATTAATCGTTTGAAAACGTATAGTTACCGAAAAGAATTTAATAACGAGGTAGAGGATATCTCATGCGGTATCATGGCTCAAGATGTGCAAAAGTACGCTCCAGACGCTTTTCGTGAGGGTCCAGATGGAGTTTACACATACAACACATTTGCACTGGTACCTTACCTGATCAAGGCTATCCAAGAATTAAATCAAAAAATAGAAAAAATGGAGAAAACAATAGCATGAATAACAACATGGACGCAGTAGTAAATCAGTTAACACTTGATTCGCTGACTAAAAAACTAGCAGTCAGTGAGCAAGAATCAGCTAAGAATGAAGCTCTTTATCTGTATGCAGCAAGCGAATTGCACACGATGAAAGAGGTCCTAGAATATGACCCAGCTCTAAAAGAGTTATTTGAAGAAACACAAGCTAAAATGAAAGGAACTAACTAATGAATTACGAAGTAGCAATTAAACCTTATTTGAAAGGTACAGAAAATGTAACAGTAGTCGCAATTAAGATGGAAAACAACGGACGCTATTCTTACGAGCAGGTAGAATTGCACGGTGACCATACGCAGGACAATGAAGCGACTTTGATTCAAGCAGTACTAGACCATATCCGCACAGAACTCGACCCAACAAGCGCCATCGTGCAAACACAGGCGAAATTGCAAGAAGCAGAACAGGAATTGGCTGATACAAAGGCTAAACAAACGGCTACAGACCAAGCAGTTAAGCATAATCAAGAAGAAACAGACCGCTATGGTAAAATCATCCATGCGGTCGTTTTAAATGCCGTAGCAGGCAAGACAATCGCCTATGGAACCAACTACAAGGAATTGGTTGAACTCATACCACTGGCTGAAAATGGCAAGCATTACCTGGCACATGACTTGATTACCATTGAAGATCCCACGCATGTTGAGATGGACGGTGAAGGCAAGCGTATCTTGATTCAGTTGAACAAGGAATTTACTTATAACGGTGAACCAGTCAGCGACTTTGCCCGAAACGGTCGTCTTGAAATGGACGGAACAGGCGCAGCATGGAAGTACGAACCTAAAGAATAGGAGGTGTGTATGCAAATTGAATTTTTCAATTTTTTCCGAAGCGTCGTCCAGACTGAAGATGGTCTGGTCTTGTACGCTCTGGCATTGATTGTCTCAATGGAAATCATTGATTTTGTAACAGGGACAATTGCTGCTATCGCAAATCCTGACATCGAGTATAAGAGCAAAATCGGTATTAATGGACTCCTTCGCAAAATTCTAGGGGTCCTTTTACTGATGATCCTCATTCCGATGTCTGTCTTGCTACCTGAGAAGACAGGCTTCGCATTCTTGTACTCGATCTATCTCGGGTACATCGCATTTACTTTTCAATCGCTCATTGAGAATTATCGCAAATTAAAAGGAAATGTCACTCTTTTTCAGCCAATCTTGAAAGCATTCCAACGATTGCTTGAGAACGATGATGACAAAAATAAAGGAGAATAATAAATGCAACAAATTAGTGAAATTATCGCAAACGGAGCAGTAAGCATTACAATTATTTTGCTTGCTATCGCAGTTAAAGCGTTCAAGGAGTACCTCATCAAAGAGGGCGGGGAAAGAGCGGTAAAAATCGCTGAAATCTTAGCTAAAAATGCGGTTCATGCCGTGGAGCAGGTCGCAGCTGAAACAGGCTATAAGGGTGATGAAAAGCTAGAGCAAGCTCGTGATAAAGTCCGAGCTGAGCTGACCAAATATAATATCAGCATGACTGACAAGGACTTAGACACCTTTGTAGAGTCAGCTGTGAAGCAGATGAACGACGCTTGGAAAGGGGAAGAGTAATGGATATCGATACAAGCAGACTACGTACAGACTTGCCGATTGTTGGGTTTGAGCCTTTCCGTCAAGTACATGCCCACTCAACAGGCAACCGCAACTCAACTGCTCAAAATGAGGCGGACTACCACTATAGAAAGGACCCTGGACTTGGGTTCTTTTCTCATGTCGTTGGAAATGGCCGTGTTATGCAGGTAGGTCCTGTAAACAAGGGAATGTGGGACGTTGGTGGCGGTTGGAATGCTGAGACCTATGCAGCAGTTGAATTGATTGAAAGCCATTCAACTAAAGAAGGGTTCATGACAGACTACCGCCTGTATATCGAATTGTTGCGAAACTTAGCAGATGAAGCAGGCTTGCCTAAAACTCTTGATACAGACGACTTGGCAGGTATCAAAACGCATGAATACTGTACCAATAACCAGCCGGATAACAGTAGCGATCACGTTGACCCGTATCCTTATCTTGCGAAATGGGGTGTTAGCCGTGAACAGTTTAAGCGAGACATTGAGAACGGGTTAGGCTCTGAAACAGGCTGGCAGAAGAATGATACAGGCTATTGGTATGTACACTCAGACGGCTCTTATCCAAAAGACAAGTTTGAGAAAATCAACGGAACTTGGTACTACTTTGACGGCTCAGGCTACATGCTTGCAGACCGCTGGAAGAAGCACTCAGACGGCAACTGGTACTGGTTTGATAACTCAGGAGAAATGGCGACAGGTTGGAAGAAAATCGCTGAGAAGTGGTACTATTTCGATGTAGAAGGTGCCATGAAGACGGGCTGGGTCAAGTACAAAGATACTTGGTACTACCTTGATAGTAAGGGCGGAAACATGGTATCTAATGAATTCGTCAGAGCAGGTCAAGGCTGGTACTACATCAAGGCAGACGGAACAATGGCAGATAAACCAGAGTTCACGGTAGAGCCAGAAGGCTTGATTACAGTTAAATAAATAGAAAGGAAACATTCTAAAATTTTTTCACCGCAGGCTCAGGCTTGCGGTTTTTTTGTTTGCTCTGAATCAAGAAAAACATCTAACCAACCGACATCAATGTCGGCAGCAAAACAAATGGTTTGCCTGAAAAAATTAGAGTTTGTATTTCTATTTTGCAAAAACACGCATTTTGAACGATTAGAAAACAAAATTACAATCCTATTGTTCAAAAAAGCGTTTTCTTGAAGAATAGGAAGGGGAATCGTGATGCATTATTGTCAAAAACGGTGTTTTGTTAAAAATAAAAACAGTGAAATTACTCACTGATCCTTTTGTAAACTATTAGAAATAAACTGACACTTCCTCAACTATACGGGCAAATAAGAGTATGAAAATGAATACGATGATGAATACGATTTAAAAAAACGATGGCAATTAATGGAAATGATTTAAAAGAAAAATAAGTAAAAAATGAACTATTGACAAGCAATAGCAAGTATTTGAAATCGTTGGGCACTTATAGTACAATAGGTTTAAATTCTTAAGAAAGTTGGTTCTTTA